TTCAGCGTCGGCTGGTGGGCCGTGGTTGGGGATGACTTTACGGGACAAGGTGGGGACGGGCTGGCGCTACCTAGAGGTTGCCTGGTCCGCTATCGCGAATGGTATGGAGCCAGTGAGCCCGGCGTTGGCCTCAAGCTCACGGCGGAGGAAGTAGCGCGTGGCATCCGGGCACGAGAGGCGGGGGACTATGACAACGGCAAGCCCCTCGTCAGCTATGGGGTGCTCGACCCTTCCGCTTTTGCCGAAGATGGCGGACCTTCCATCGCCGAGAGAATGGCGCGTGAAGGTGTCTCCTTCCGTCGTGCCGATAACAAGCGCGTCCCCGCCGCCGGTGCTATGGGTGGATGGGACCAACTACGGGCAAGGCTCAAGGGCGACCTAGACGGCCGCCCCATGGTCGTTTGCTTCTCGACGTGCTTGGACAGCATCCGCACCATCCCGGTCCTTCAGCACGACCCCGACCGTCCGGAAGACCTCGATACCGATGCAGAGGACCATGCGGCGGACGACTGGCGCTATGGCTGCATGAGCCGGCCTTACGTGCCCACTACTCCCAAGCCCGCGAAGCCGACTGAGCTGACATACGAAGTCAAGGCCGATGGCCGGGTAGTTGGAAACATGGGCGTGCGGGACATGATCGACATGTACAAGCGCAAGAAGCAGAGGGCCTGAACATGGGCAACGTCAGCATCGCCGAGATTGGCGGCGAGGCCGCAACCCCGCAGGGGGTTGAGTATGAGACCGTCGCGGCCAGCCAGACGGCTCAGGTGATCGGCCCGACCGGGGCAGCCGGGAATTATATCGCGGGCGTCCTGGTGATCCCCGCCACGACCACGCCCGGCGTGGTGACGCTGCTTGACGGCGCGACTTCGATCCCTCTGTTTGTCGGGGGCGCTTCGAGTGTGAGCAACCTCGTCCCGTTCTACGTCCCGCTCGGCATGGTGAGTGTGTCGGGGGCGTGGAAGTTGACCACAGGCGCCAACGTAAGCGCCATTGCGATGGGCAGCTTTACCTGATGTTGCTTAACCGCCGCCGCATGGGCGCCAATGTGGCCGTCATGGCTCCGCAGCAGTACCCGGAGGCCGCGGCCGTCTTTCGGGTTATGTCTCCGCAGCCGGACGAAGCGAGGCAGGTGCTTTACATCAACCTCATCGAGGCGCTGAAGGCGGCCGGCGTTTGGGCGAAGTTAGACGTGCTCTATGTTTTCCGGGCGCACGCCACGCAGCCGAGCCGGGTTAATCTGGTCATTCCGTCCCAAACGGTCGCAGCCCTGATCAGCACTCCGACGTTCGCGGCCGACCTCGGTTGGACTGGCGCCGCAACGTCCGGCCTGAGCAGTCCAACCCTTTGGAATGCTTTCACACAGCTTACTCTCAACTCGCAGACGATCGGCGTGTGGATCGGCGCCGGCACTGATGCCGCGGCGACCGAGTTTTCGGTGGGCCAGCTATCCGGCAGCGCGGTTAATGCGCTGAGGCCGCGCAATGCATCGGGCAATTTCACGGCGATGATGGCGTCTGGCACCGAGAGCAGCTTCGGCGCGAGCGCCACCATTCTCGGTCATTTCACCGCGGTCAGGACCGCCAGCAATGCGTTGAAGGGCTATAAGGACGGCGTGGCGACCGGCACGACGGCGACCACGGTCTCGGCCGCCCTGAGCAGCAGCCAGCCGGCGTGGCTGTACCACAACGGAAACGGCAACGATTTCCGCATCGAGTTCGGGTACATCGGCAGCCAGTTCAGCGACGCCGATGCGACCGCGATGCATGATGCCCTTGCTGCGTATCGGGCTGCGACATGAGCGACGGCTTCGAGACCCGCGACGAGAAGGGGCAGGAGCCAGGCGCCGCAGCCCTCGCGCGTGAGTGGCTCGAAGCCATCGACCTCGCCGGCTCTGAGGAGAAAGATTGGCGCGACGACGCTGAGAACGCCATCAGGATTTACGACACGACCGAGCGGCACTCGAACGAGTTTAATATCCTCCATAGCAATCAGGAGACGCTGCTCCCGGCCATTTACAACACCGTTCCCGTCCCGGACGTGCGGAGGCGCTACAACGACAAGGACCCGCCGGGAAAGCTGGTGGCCGATACGTTGGAGCGAGCCCTTTCGTTCAGTGTCGATGCTTATGACTTTGACGACCGTATGCAGCAGGCAGTGGCAGACCTCGCCCTTACTGGCAGGGGCGTGCTTCGGGTGCGGTACGAGCCGAGCATCGAGGATGACGGAGCCGGCGGGGAGCGGATCGTCTACCAGTCGGTAACGTGCGAGCACGTCGATTGGGCCGACTACCGCCAAGGCCCGGCCAAGGCGCACGAGCGCGTGCCATGGGTGGCGTTCCGGCACTTCCTAAGTCGGCGGGAACTTAAGAAGAAGTTCGGCGCCAAGGGTACCAAAGTTCAGCTCGACAGCCTCACGCGGCCGACACAGAACGACGATCCCGAGAAGCCGCCGCCGGACCTCTATGGCCGGGCCGAGACGTGGGAGATATGGGACCGCGAAGAAAAGGAAGTCCTGTTCATCGCGCGCGGTTACGGCGATGGGCCGCTGAACCGGATCAAAGACCCGCTTGGCCTGGAGGGGTTCTTTCCTACCCCGCGGCCGATGCAGGCCATCCGGCGACGTGGTTCGCTCACGCCGGTCTGCCCGTATGAGGTTTACAAGCCGCTCGCCGAAGAGCTTAACCTCGTCACGCATCGCATCAGCAAGATAATCGCGCAGCTTAAGGTAAGGGGCATTTACGCCAGTTCGGACGGCGGCGATATCAAGACGCTTGAGAGCGCCGACGATGGGGAGCTTATCCCGGCCACGTCGATTGCCCACTTTGCCAATCAGGGCGGGCTGGACAAGGCGATCCTGTTCTGGCCGCTCGACCCGGCCGTCAAGGCGCTGCAGCAGCTCTACGCCCAGCGCGACCAGATCAAGCAGACCATCTACGAAGTGACGGGCATCGCGGACATCCTCCGTGGCTCGACGCAGGCCAGCGAGACGGCGACCGCGCAGCAGATCAAGGCACAGTGGGGCAGTTTACGCATTCAGCGGATGCAGCAGGAGGTGGCGCGGTTTGCGCGTGATTTGTTCCGCATCAAGGCCGAAATCATGGCGAAGCATTTCACGCCGGAAATGTTTTATCTGATGACGCAAATCATGTTGGACGAAGCGGCCAATGTACTGATGAAGAGCGCCATGATGGCGTATCGCATCGACATCGAGACGGACTCCACTATCCGGGCCGACCAGACCCGGATGCAGGAGCAGATGAACAACTTCCTCATGGGGACGGCGCAATTCATGCAGGCCGCCATGGGGATTGTGCAGATGGCGCCGCAGGCCATTCCGGCGGTGGTGGAGGTGTACGCCTCGTTTGCACGCAATTTCAATCTGTCCAAGAGCACAGAGGATGCGCTGGATAGCCTGACGGATCTGGCCAAGCAGGCGGGTGCCCAGGCCCAGCAATCGGGGGCGCAGCCGGATCCAGCCGCGGAGGCAGAAAAGGCCAAGGTGGAGGCTGCTCAGAAGAAGGCGGAGCTTGACGTAGGCGTGGCCACCAAGAAGGCGGAGATTGAGATGGGCACGCTCGCCGGCAAGCAGCAGATTGCACAGGGCGACCTTGCGTTGAAGGGGCAGGAGTTGCAGATCAAGGCGCAGGAGGTGGCGCTGATGCGCTCTTTGCCGCCGACCATGAACGGGGTGGGGCCGTTATGATGGGCGAGTTGCGTGAGAAGTTGGGCGAGGGCGCTGCGGAGTGGCTGTTCGATTGGCTCGTTTCGTCCGGCGTGATGATGTTTTTGGACGGGGAGAGCGTGGTGGACCTGGATAAATGGACGGCTGCGGTGGCCGCGCTGCGTAAGCGTGAACTGGAGCCCACCTTTCCGGGATTGGATACGGACTGATGCGCTATGTCTGGCGCGGCGGGCGCTTCGTGGACCCGGAGACTGGCGAGCCGATGTACGTCCCGGACGGGCCGCCGGCAGCTCCGCGGCTTATGCGAGACATTCCCGAGTACCGTTCGCCCATCGATGGCAAGCTGATTACGTCGCGGTCGCAGCGGCGGGAGGACTTGCGGGCCAACGACTGCATTGAGGGCGAGCCGCCGAAACATAGGGTGTTCCGCACGAAGCGGTATGCGGAGGCGAACCGGGCAGAGCACGACCCGAACTATCGGCGCCGCACGCCGATCCAGTTGGAGTTGCCGGACTGATGGCAGATTTTCGAGACCTTCGATTTATTCAGCGCAGGCCCGGTGGGCCGAAGGTGCTGCAATACCACGACCCGTCCGAGCCGACCGGCGACAAGTCCGGCTGGCATGACGTGCCTGTGGTCATTGAGTGGCGCGACGACGAGACGCCGGAACAGCCCAAGACTGACGACTAACCAAGGATAGCCCGTGGCACTGGAAGACAACGGCGCGGCCCCGGCCGCCGCTGACAGCACTGCTGCGCCGGCCCCGGCCGCCGATGCGTCATCTACGCCCGAAGCACAGGAAGCGGCGCTCGACAGCGACCTCCGTGCGGTTTGGGACAAGGCCAATGGCGTGGCGACCGAGGGTCGCGAGCGCGGCCCGGATGGTAAGTTCCAGGCAAAGGATAAGCTGCCGGAGCTGAAGGGCTTGCCGGCGGACAAATCAACAGACGAACCAACCAAGGGCCAGAGCCCGACCGAGGCCAAGGGACAGGCTGCCAAGCCTGCCACCCCCGCGCCTCAGTCATGGCCCAGCGAAGCCAAGGCGAAATGGGACGCCCTCCCACCCGACGTCCAGAGTGTCGTGGACAAGCGGGAGAGGGAAGCCGCCGCCAAGATTTCGCAAATGGGCAATCAGGTCGCCGCATGGCGGCCAGTGAGCGAGACAGTCGAACGGTTCCGCGGGGATTTTGCAGCCGCCGGAATGGACGTTCCGCAGGGTATCGAAGCCTTGCTTAATGCCAACCGGATGCTGAACGAAAACCCCGCAGCCGCCATCGCAAGGCTCGCACAGACATACGGCGTAGACCTCCGGTCGCTGGTCACAGGGCAGCCTCGAGACGCGCAGGGCGCGGCACTCATGGCTGAACTCCAGGACTTGCGGAGACAGGTCGCCGAGACTTCAAACCGGGTCGGACAGCGGGAGCGGCAGGATACCGACGCCCGCATGAACGACCTTATCGGCCGCATCGACAAGTTCAGTGCTGACAAGCCTGACTGGGACGGCCTGCACGACGACGTTATAGCGAACATCCAGATCATCAAGCGCAGCGATCCTGCGTCTTCCCCCGATGAAGTGCTCCAGAAAGCCTACGACCGCGCAGCATGGGCCAACCCAGACACGCGGGCACGCAGGATTGACGCCGCGGCTGAACAGCGGCGTCAGGAAGCAACGGAATTGGCGTTGAAGGCGCGTGCTGCCGGGGCGGTCAATGTTCGTGGCGATGTTGTCTCAGGCTCCAGCCCGAAGGACTGGGACACTGAGCTTAACGAAATTGCGGCCAAGCACTACGGCTCCAGGAGATAGCCTGAATGGCTTCGCCCAACGCAACCTTCACCGAGATGGTGACGACAACGTTGCGGAACCACAAGAAGATGCTTGTGGACAACGTGTCGAAGAATAACGCCTTGCTGACCTTCTTGAAGAAGAAGGGCAAGATCAGGACCGAAAGCGGCGGTTACGAGATTGTGCTGCCGCTAGACTATGCCGAGAACAGCACTTATCAGCGCTATTCCGGCTACGATCCGCTGAACGTCTCGGCTTCCGACGTGCTGTCGGCGGCCAAGTACGATTGGGCGCAAGCCGCCATCCACGTCACGGCATCCGGCCGCGAGTTGAGAATGAACAACGGCCCGGAAGCGATGATCAAGCTGGTCAAGGCCCGCGTGCAGAACGCCATGCGGACCACGGCCAACAACATGTCGACTGACCTCTATTCGGCCGGCGCCCTCACGAACCAGATCGGCGGCCTCGACCTTCTCGTTTCCGACGATGGGACGGGCACGGTAGGCGGGATCATCAGTGGCACTTACACCTGGTGGAAGAACCAGTTCACGGAAGTCACCAACCCCACCACTTACGCCGGCGTCAAGGCGGCGCTCAATTCGGCGTGGCTCTCGACCGTTCGCGGCGCCGATCACCCAGACCTCATCATCTCGACGCACGACCTCTATTCCGCTTTCGAGAGTGGCCTACAGGACTTGCAGCGGTATGAGGACGCCACGTCGGCGACACTCGGCTTCCGGTCGCTGCGTTACAAAGACGCCGCGATCATCTTCGACGACAACGCCAGTCATTTCACGACGACCGGCGAGACGATGTACCTCCTGAACACCGAGTATCTTTATCTCATCGAGCATACGGACGCCCGGTGGGAGCAGGAGGACGAGAAGAAGCCGACCAACCAGGACGCGATCGTCATTCCGATCTACTGGATGGGGCAGTTGGTGACTTCCAACCGCTCGCTCCAGGGCAAGATCGTCGACGCGACGTCCACTTAAACCCGGAAAGGAGACAGACAAAATGGCATATTCTCTTTCCGGCCCGATGGTCGGGTGGCAGCCCATCGCCACTGTCGATACCGTGCAGCGTCACCCTCTCGGCACGCTTGCCGAGGGGTTCGATCCGACCTATGGCCGCGGCGAGTTTATCTATCTCAAGGGGGTGACGAGCACCGTCGTCGGCTCCTGGGTGACGTACAACCGTCTCGACGGGACCACGACGCTGGCGGTTGCCAACGCCATTGGCCCTGTGGCCATCGCCATGGCGGTCAACGATGCCAACACGAAATATGGCTGGTATCAGATTGACGGCCTTGCCACGACGGTCGCCACCACGGTTTCCACCGTGGCTGATAACGCCGTGCTGTATCTGACCGCGACCGGCGGCCAGGTCGATGACACGGTTGTGTCGGGGGATTTCATCTACGACGCCAAGGCGGCGGCTGCGGCCTCTGCCGGGGTGATGCTGGCTGAAATCCACCGGCCGTTCGTTACGGACCAGACGACATAGCACTGAAGGGGGTACAGACCCCAGGCAAAACCAACCGTGGGTCTGTACCCCATTGACGGAGAATGCATGAAAAAGGTGGCGATAGTCGGCAAGGCGGCTACCGCCACCCTTGCCCCGTATGATGATCCCGAGTGGGACATCTGGGGGCTGGCGTGGAAAAATTACCCGCGAGTGGACCTCCAGTTTGACGTGCACCACCCGGACTTCAAAAAGGCGGCGGAGTTCAAGCGGCACTTCAACTCGCATCACAACCCGGATGGGCTTTATCTCGCCAAGGTGAATGGCGAGAAAGTGCCCATCATGTGCCACCCCTCGGCAATGGGGAGCTTCGAGCGCGGGCGGCCGTTCCCATTCGAGGAAGTTAAGGCAATCCTTCCGAGGGTGTATCTCGATTGCTCCATTTCGTGGATGATTGGCTATGCCATGCTGATCGGCGTGGAGCATATCGGCCTGTGGGGCTGCCATTTCATGCGGAAGGAAGAGTACGCGGTGCAACTCCCGAGCGTGGCGTACATGATCGGCCTTGCTGAAGGGCGGGGCGTGAAGGTCGATGTTTGCGCGGGCGCTCCGATGCTCATGAGCGGCTATGTGGCCGGCGCGTATGGGATTTCGCCTGAGTTTCGTTTCTGGAAAGGTGTCTAATGTCTATTCCCACCAAGCTCGGCGTCGTGGATATGCGGATCGTCAAGTTCGAGACGCGCTACGTCGTCAAGGAGGGCGAGCTCCCGCGCGCCGACGATTGGGTTTATCTCTGCCCGCCGGGCTCGTCAGACCGCAGCGTGTCGACCAAGCGGGTGAGCCAGCTTCTCAAGATCAAACCGGAGCGCGAGGTCATGTATGCCCTGCGGCAGATCGTGGAGCCGGCCTATCAGGCGTGGAAGCAGGGCCATGCCGTCCCCGAGACGGGCACGCCGCTGGGAGCATGGCCGGCGCTGTCGCCCGACCAGGCCGAAGCATTCCGCACCATCGGAATTCGAACGGTGGAGGAAGTGCGGGGCATGAACGAGCGGGAAATGAACCGCATTCAAATACCGGGAATTCGCGGCTTTCCAGAGATGGCGGGGCGGTATCTCGACAGCCTGGACAAAACTACGACCAACCGCCGGCTGAAGAAGAAGGACGAGGAAGTTGCCGAGCTGAAGGAAGCCAATGAGGAACTGAAGGCGCAGCTTGCTGAGCTGATGGCGCTAGTCAAAAAGGACCACGCGGCCGACCTCGACGACCGGCCGGGGCTCGCCCTCTAGTGTCCCTTCTGACGATCGTCCAGAACGCCGCCGGCCGGCTTGGGCTGGATATTCCGGGGGCTGTCGTCGGCAACACGAACGAGAACGTCGTCAGCATGTTTCGGCTTGCCAACCAGGAAGGCAAGGCGCTGTCGCGCCGCTATCCGTGGCAGGTGCTGATGAAGGAGAAGATTTTCACCACTACGGCGGCGGCGATACAGGTAGGCGCTATTCCAAGCGACTATGACGGGTGGATTATTCCAGACAGCATGTACAACCGCACGTCTGGGCGCCCGGTCAACGGGCCGATCAACTCTGCGGAATGGCAGGCGGCACAGGCCACCCTTGTCACGCGGGTGGTGGATACTTTCCGCATTCGTGGCAACGATATCCTCATCACGCCCACCCCGGCGGCGGGCGAGACGATTGCCTATGAATACCAGTCGCAAAACTGGGTTGACACGTCTGGGATCGACAATATCGGTGACAAGGTTCAGTTTTCGCTTGATGCTGATAATCCTGTTATCGACACGGAGATCATCACGCTCGGTGTGGTCTGGCGGTTCCTTCAGCGGCGCGGCCTCGATTACTCCGAGGCGATGCTCGATTATGAGCGGGAGTTCGCGCAGCGGGCCATGAGGGACGGCAGCAAGCCGCGGCTTGCCATGGACCTTGGCCGCGGGGATCGCATTCCTCACCCGCCTGTCATGCCTGAAACGCTGGTGTTCTAGTGTTCCGCGAGCCTGCCCGCCGCAATCCTGGAAAGGCGCGGGTGGCGTCCGTTCGGACCGTGGAGGTTCCCTATCGCGGGTGGAACACACGGGACCAGGAAGACCCCAAATATGCGCCGATCCTCACCAACTGGTACCTGAAGGACCAGCGGCTTGCCGTCCGTAACGGCTGGCAGGACCACGTTACGGGGCTGGATGACGGATCCGACGTTGAAACCCTCATGGAGTACGACGCAGGGGGCGAGCACAGGCTTTTCGCCGCGCATGGCGATGGTATTTACAACGTCACGTCTTTTGGTGCGGCCGGCGCCGCAATGGTGTCCGGGCTTACTAACGCCCGCTGGCAGCACATCATGCACGCCACGACCTCTGGGCAGTACCTCGTGGCGGTCAACGGCGAGGATGGGGTATGGACTTACTCTGTTGCCGCGGGATGGGCTGAACAAGTCATCACCGTTGGCAATGCGGCCACGTTCATTGACGTCGTGGCCCACAAGCAGCGGCTTTGGTTCGCTCAGCGGCAGACGCTTGACATCTGGTATCTATCGACGCTGGCGATTGCCGGCGCTGCCACCAGGCTGCCGCTCGGTGCCCTTTGCCGGTATGGCGGCGAGGTCGTCAAGCTCATAGCTTGGTCCTTCGATGGCGGGACCGGGCCGGACGATTACCTCGTTATCATCACGTCGCAGGGCGAGGTGGTGATTTATGCGGGGACCGACCCGGCTGACAGTGACACCTGGTCCCTTGTTGGCGTCTACAAGATTGACAAGCCGCTCGGCAACCGCTGCGCCATCAAGTACGGCGGCGATGTGGTGGTGCTAACCGAAAGCGGGGTTGTCAGTCTCAACGAGGTTCGTGTTGAAGTTGATCGGAAAGGCACGTTAAGCGATCCGATCCGCGATGAGTTCGTGACGGCGACGAGCGAGGGCCGCGCCCTATACGGGTGGGGCCTGTTTCTTTATCCGCTGCGCGGCTGGTTGATAGTCAACATTCCGCGCCCGCTGAATGAGTCAGAAGGCTCATTGTGGGGTGTCGGCTTGTGGGATGTTGCTCTCTGGGGTCGGGTATATAACACTAAGTTTGATCAGTTTATTTATAGCACTCTGCACGGTGCCTGGTTTCGGTTTGTGAATATACCGGCGATATGTTGGCAGACTTTGGGGGACGATCTCTATTTCGGCGGCTTTGCCGGAATTATGGCGCAAGGTGATACCACCCGCGCCGATAACGGAGCCGACATTAACGCCGATCTGGCGCTTGCCTGGAGCCGGTATGGCACGTCGCAAAAGAAGCGGTTTACGCTGATCCGCCCGAACTTCTTCGCCGACGAAAACCCGGCGCCGCTTATCGCCATGCGGGTGGATTACGATACCCGTCTGCCGACTGCGGCGGCCTCGGTGATTTCCGGCGGGACGGGCTCGCCGTGGGACGTTGACCCCTGGGACATTTGCCGGTGGGGAGGTGACGCCACGCCGTCGGCCAAGTGGGAAACGGTGCTCGGCGTGGGGGTGGTGGGGGCGCCGCGGATTAGCGTGGCCTCGAACGAGGCGACGATCTATCTGCTGAGCGTGGACGTGGCCTACGAAGTGGGGGCGATTTTGTAGCTGATGGGGCCGGACGCTAACCCGGCTTGCCTCCCGGCGATCTCTCGGCGAGCTGCCTTCCGACATCCTTCCCGAGTTGGATGGCGGTCAGCGCGTGGGCGCTCGCACTTCTGGAGGCCGCATTACCCACTATTGGCTCGCGTGTCTGCTTTCCACGCCGCCCATCAGTGTCGAGCACTTTATGCGCTTAGCTTGGGGATTGGAAGGGCCGATCGGCAACTACCTCTCGGCGCACTTTCCGCACCTTATGCGACCTGGCTTGGAGT